ACCAGTTACCGTAACTAGCTTTGGACAGTTTAAGGAAACTTTCGGTGGGTTGAATGTCGAACAGTACGCTCCATATGCAGCTCGTAGTTATCTACGTAATGGCGATTCTTTAACATTTGTTAAACTCGCTGGTCGTTCTGCTACTGGAGTAGGAACAGGTGGATTCTTAGCCTTTCCCGACACAAGCGGTGGTGCAGCCACAGCCTCACTAACAGCTACTAGTAGGGTGCTAGCTGTTGTTAGAAGAAGAGACAATACTACTAATGATATTTCAATGTCTGGTACACCTACAAGTTTCGGTCTATCAGCTGATGGACTATCTGTAACTGGACTGTCACTTGACTCTTCCAGTCCCAGATATATTAAAAAAGTAGTAGGTACAAACCCAAAAAGACACACTTCTGGCGAGCTTTTCCCAAATCTTTATGTTGATGCTGTTTTTGATTTTGGAATTGATGATTTCGGAGGAGAAGTAAGGGGTGCTGGTACTTATGAAACATTTTTCAGCAGTGTTACATCACAAACTGGTGACACTCAAGTTGCAGTACACGATGAGCTAGGTGGTTTTGATGAGCCTACCTCGCCTACTTTTGTTTCACAGAATTACGGTGGTAATGTCTTTGAAATGTTCAAAGTATATCAGTTAACAAATTCTCCAGCTAGTGTAAAAATTTCTATCACAAATGTTAAGAAGGCAGTTAACTCAACTGACTATCCTACTTTTACTCTTCTTGTAAGAGCATCTGGGGATACAGATGAGCAGCCTCAAATTTTGGAAACTTTTGAAGATACTACAATGGACCCATCTGCAGCCAAGTACATTGCTAGAATGATTGGTGACAGAAGACCTCAGTATGATTTTTCAACAAATCCTCCAGAGTTGACATTTGATGGTGATTATCCTAATGTTTCTAAGTTTGTTAGAGTTGAGGTAATCGAAGGTGCACCCAACGATGCACACCCATCTGGATTCAAAGGATATCCTACAGCTAATATTGAACCTCAGAACAGAGATGGTGATGCTGGAACAATAAGTGAATCAGTAGTTAACACTGATGTTGTAATTGATGGAACCACAAAAACAATTACAAGCGCTAATGGTGGTTATGATGTATATGATCCCGGTGATAGCATTACACTAACAATTGCTGATGCAACCATCACAGTTGACAATGCAGCTAACGATAACACAACTGATGTGTTGGTAGTTCCAGATTCATCCGTTTTGGCTGTGGGGTCTGAAGTTACTGTTGATGCATCAGGAAATGTCGGTGTAGGAACTACGGTTCTGGCTATTGTAGATCCTACAAGTGTTCAGTTAAGTGTAGCCAAATCAGCACTCGGTGCAGCTGGTACTACTGATTTAGATTTTCAGTCACCAAACGATGACCAAGCTTTGACAGTAGTTACATCAACTGATAATGTTATAACAGTTAGTGAAAGCACTTTGGTAGATCATACATTGACCAGCAGATCAACAACTGTTGCTGGTATCAGTGATGACGCCGCTCAGGCTCGTGGTTATGTTAAGTACGCTAATGTTGAGTTTAAGTTGAATCAACTAAACAACAGATCTGAACTTTCTGCAAGTACTTTCGTAGGTGTAGATTTTTCAAAGACTGGTCTTTCAGATAGACTGAAAGCAACAATTGCTCAGCTTAACAACGGTTTACAGTCAATTGACAAAGGTGTTCTAATGGTAACAGAGTCTGGTGAATCAGGTGATGGTAATCTTGGTTCATTGGCAGAATCTTTTGAAATAGCTGATGCAGTTACTAACAATACCACTTTTAGTTCTTCTAATAATATCAGACTTACCGCAGCTCTTTATGGTGGTAGTGATGGTTTTGATCCAAGACAGGATCTTAGAAACTCACTAAATGATGGTAGTCTAACAGGTGATTTCGAAAAAGCTATTCAGATGTTGTCAAACCCACAAGAAGTTGACTTTAATCTTATCGCTCTACCCGGTGTACATTCATCAGAATCTGGTGGCGGTTCACTGAACAGAATGATTGATATGGTCACAGAAAGAAGTGACGCATTTGCCGTTATTGATTTGGCCGATGCATCTACAAGTGGTGCAGGTTTGGCTCTTTCTGTTTCAAACGCAATAACAGAGGCTAACAAGTTTGATACAAACTACGCAGCTGCTTATTATCCTTGGGTTAGAATCAACGATCCAGAAAACAATAGACTTGTTTGGGTTCCACCAAGTGTTGAAGTACTCGGTGCTTACTCATTCAACGATAGAGTATCTCAGCCATGGTTCGCACCAGCTGGTTTCACAAGAGGTGGATTGGATAGCGTTTTGGAAGCAAGACGTAGACTAACACAGGCACAGAGAGATTCTCTATACGCCGAAAACATTAACCCAATTGCAACATTCCCCGGACAGGGTATTGTTATCTTTGGTCAGAAGACACTGCAGAAGAAGCAGTCTGTTCTTGATAGAGTTAATGTTAGAAGAATGTTGTTGGAAGTAAGAAAAACAATTGCTGGATTCTCCAGACTGTTTGTTTTTGAGCCAAATAACGCCAACACAAGAGGAGCTATACTTTCAAGAGTTAACGCTTATCTTGGTACTGTACAGGCCGCTAACGGTTTGACACAGTTTAGAGCTATCTTGGACGAATCAACAACAACACCAGATCTCGTTGACAGAAACATTATCAAAGGTAAGATTCTGTTGCAACCCACCCAAGCTGCTGAAATCATTATTTTTGATTTTACAGTTGATGGTACAGGTGCTATTTTCGACGAAGGTTAATATATTAATAAATTTGCTAGGGATTTTTCCCTAGCAAATTTGTTGTTGTTTTACTATTTATATCAGAAACAACTTTATTTTGGAGAAATATAATGGCAGTTACACCGTTGAACGCAGATAGACTTTTAGCGGATACATTTGAGCCAAAAAGACAGAATAGATGGATACTTTTCTTTGGTAACGAAGAGATCCCTGCCTTTACACTTAAGACAGTTTCAAGACCTTCTTTTACAATGGAACCAATTGTAATTGACTACATCAACAGTAAAAGATACTTGGCTGGTAAGGGCGAGTGGGGTACAATTGCTATGACACTACACGATCCTATTGCACCTTCATCTTCACAGAGAGTTATGGAGTGGGTTAGACTTTCTCATGAAACAATCTCTGGTCGTGATGGTTATGCAGCTTTTTACAAGAAGGATTTCTCACTTGAAATGCTAGATCCAGTGGGTGCTTCTGTAGAGAAGTGGGATGTTAGAGGTGCTTTTATTTCCGAAGCTACCTTTGGTGATTTATCATACGACTCAGCTGAACCAGCAGAAATTTCTGTTACTATTCGTATGGATGAATGTATTCTAAGATACTAAAAGTTATTTTTTAAATAAGAATACCTCCTTTCGTGGGAGGTATTTTTGTGCCTATTGTTATATGCATTTAATAAATTTTATTATATAATATTATAGCGCGCTATTAACAATAATTATGAAAGGTATCAAAATGTCAGATCCAAAAGTTACTATAGAGGAAGATACACCAAAGGTAGAAGTGATGCCCTCTGTACCTTCCGATGCTCAAAAACAAGCTGATAAAGAAGATAATAGGCCAGGTTTTACTGTACCAAGAGATTTTGTACTTATTCCTACTTTAGGTAAGTTATATCCACCAAGCCACCCACTGCACAATCAAGAAAATGTTGAAGTAAGACACTTGACTGCTGCTGATGAAGATATTTTAACTTCAAGGTCATTACTGAGATCTGGAAAAGCTTTGGATGTTCTTCTACAAAATTGTCTTGTTAATAAGAATATAGATATAAAAGATTTAGTTTCTGGTGATAAGAACTCCATAATGACTTTTCTTAGAATAAGTGGTTACGGCCCAGAATACGAGGTTAATTTAGAATGTCCCAATTGCGAAGAAGAAGTACAATATACATTTGATTTGGGTCAGCTAGCAGTAAGAACTCTTGATCTTACACCTTCAAGACCAGATAGACCATATTTTAATCTTGATCTACCATCTGGTACTAATATAGAGTTTAAGTTTCTAACTTCCGAAGAAGAAAATGAAATTAGTGAATTACTTGAAGTAACTAAGAGGAAGACAAATTCTCCATTAGAAAGAAACATAACAACACGATATGCACGACAAATTGTTTCTGTTAATGGAGATGAGGATAGAGAACTTATTAATGATTTTGCAAGAAACATGATGGTTAATGACTCAAGGTTTATTAGAAAGTTCCTATCTGATAACGAGCCAGATGTGATAATGAAACAAGATTTTCAATGCCCACTTTGCTCTCATAAAGAGGAGGTAGATATCCCAATTGGGATAGGTTTCTTTTGGCCTGAATGAAAAACATAAAGAATATATCTATGAAGATCTTTTTGCTTGTGTTTATTATGGTAAGATGAGTTTTCAAGACGCATATAATGTACCAATAGCTATTAGAAGATGGTGGATTAAAAGAATAAATAAAGCTATAGAAGACCAAAATAAAGCTCAAGAAGAAGCTTCAAAAGGTAAAAGATAATATATACCTCTCTAATTTCTTTAGAGAGGTATATTTATTTATAGTTAAGTATATCTACGGAGATCTATTGTGAAATTAATGGACATTATCAAAAAAGGTGGAGTGTTTGCTACCATAGTACACTTAGCCAAAGAAATAAAAAAAGAGAAGGACAAAAAAGAGCTTAAGAAGTTGTTAGATAAAAAGAAAGCTTTAGAGAAATCTTTTAAGAAAAGAATGGATTCTCCTGTCGGTGACGGGATGACCTTAAGTGATTTATTGCAGAAAGATTACGAAAAATTCAAGAAACAAGGCAAGTAAATTTAACTTAGAAGATTATCAATGGTAGATATAACAGCAACAATAAATTCTATTACAAAACTCACAGAACCCATAGGTAGATTGAACGACTCTATCGATGCTGTAACTGGTACTTTCCAAAAAGCTGGCCAAATGGCTGAAAGAATGGAAGCTTGGAAAGATAATGCCAAAATAATAGAACGTGAGAACGCTATTAGAAAGAAAATGGGTAAGGACTTACAGGGTTCTGCTAAGTTACAATTACAAGCTGCTAAAACCACAACAAAAGAACAATTAAAGTACATGAAGCTATCGGCCAAGGCTAGAGAGGCAGAAATACGCCAAATCCGATGGAGACTAATGACAGAAAAGAATTTCACTAAACGTCAATTAGAAACTGCTTCGAAAAGAATACAGGCTCTAAAATTAGAGAAAGAAGAAATATTAGCTTCAAGGAAAGAACTCAAAGAACTAAGTTCTGTAACCAGAAGTGTTGGTAAAAAGTTTAAAGAGATATCGGATGGAAAGATAGGAAAAGCTTTTAAAGTATTTTTTGCCAAATTAGCCGCTGTACTAGGTGGTGCATCCATTGGATCTGCTATAATAACTATATTAAATTCTTCAGACGCAGCATTTAAGTCCATAGCAAAATCTATGGGAACTTCTATCTCTGGTGCGAGAGAAGTAACTGGTAATTTTGTAAACTCTATACAAGCGTTGGTTAGGTTGGGAGCCTCTATGGAGGACATAGTTGGTTCCACAACTGCTCTCATAGACGCTAGTGGTAGTGTTAACTTTGCAAACGAAAAAAACATACAAACAGTAACAAAACTAAATAAAGCTTTTGGTTTAAGTAATGAAGAAGCTGCTAGTTTAGTTAAAACTATGCAGTACGGTTTTGGTATGACTGCTAAGCAGACAGAAGACTTTGCTAATAACCTTAGAAAGGATGCTTATACTGGAGGTGTTAGTGTAGGTATCGTAATGAGAGACATACAAAGAGCCACAGAAAATACCACTTTTGCACTAAACAAAAGCCCCGAAGATCTGAAGAAAATGGCAATCAGAGCCAGACAACTTGGTTCAAATCTAGAAAATGTTGACAAGTTGGGAGAAACTTTTGGTGATTTTGAAACATCAATAAGTACATCAACGAAATTGGCTGCAGCCTTTGGAGTACAGATGAACGCATTTGAGATGACAAGATTAGCTCAAATGGGTGAGGAAGAGAAAATACAAGAAAAATTAACAAACGATCTCAGTAGAAAGTTAGTAAAGAACAATGGGGAGTTAGTAAAACTAACCAGAGTACAAAAGAATGAGTTACGATCTTTATTGGGTGATGATTATCCAAAGATGTTAAAAACCACTCAGATGATGAATAAACTCGGTCAAGCTGGGGTTAAGAATGAGGAACAACGAGCAGCTATAGCTGACTATTTAGTTTCTAATAATAAGAAATTCAATAAACAAAATGTTACAGCCGCAAAAGAAATTATAAGAAAAAGAGAAGAACAGTTAAAGAAAGAAGAAACTTTAGATGATGTTATAAAAGGTCAAATGACGTTCTTTGAGGATATAAAGGGGATGGTATCTGGTCCTATAATACAAGCTATATCTGAGCTTAACAAAAGATTTTTCGAAACTGATGGAATTGGTAGTAAGGTAAAGAAAAAATTAGAAGAGTGGTTGCCATCTGGAAAAGATATGGTTGGTTATTTTGATAAAGCAGTAAATTTCTTATCTGCCATGTATAACAATTATATGGTTCCTATAGGTCAGTGGATCTCTGGTGTTTGGACACAGTACGGAGATACAATTACTGGTCTTTTTGATAGGTTAGGAACTCTAGCTAAAGAACATCCTTGGCTAGCTGCAATGGCCGCTGGGGCCGCGGCTGTAGCTATTGATATAGGAGAATCTAGACTAGGTACATCAGAAAATCCGATGTATGTACAGGCAGCTGGGGGTTTCTTTAAAGGTATTATAGGGACAATAAGCACTCTTATAAGTGCTATCACAGGTGCTATAGCTATCCAAAAAGCTGCATCATTTGTAACTGGGGGTAGACTTGACTTAGCTAAGTCAGCTACATCAGTTGCTGGTAGGGCTGTTGGCGGAGCACAAGGTGAACTTATAAAAAAAGGTGGTACAAGATTCTCTGAGTTTGCAAAAGGTGGTGTCATTAAACAGAGTAAACAAGCTGTAGGATTCTTAGGCGACTTAGGTAAGGCCGCGGCGAAACTGCCTAAAGTAGGCAAGTTTATAAAAATATTTGGCGCAATAGGAGCTGCGGGTGCTGGTATAGCAGCAGGTCAAATGACTGGCGGCAACGCCCTTGATGTTGTTAAAGATGGTTTAGGTGGACCAAAAGGCATAGCAGGTTTGATAGGTGATATAGCTGGTGGTATTGCCGGTGGCGCAGCAGCGGGAGCTGCTCTCGGTACGTTAGGTGCCGGACCCATAGGAGCAGCTGCAGGTACAGTTTTGGGTGGTATATTAGGTGGTATATTTGGTGAACAATTTGCTCAAGCCATATGGGGATATGTTGACGTAGCTATTGAATGGACAAAAAACACATGGAATAAAATTTCAACAGCTTTTAGTCCTGCAATAGAAAATATAAAAGAAATTTTTAGATTAATTGGTGTAATATGGGAAAACAGAGTAGTTACACCAGTTTCTAACTTTTGGAAATCTGTAAAATCTACTTTTGATGAGGAAATAATTAAGCCTGGAAAGGCTTTATGGGGAAGTGTAAAATCTACTTTTGATGATTTATGGGAATCAGCTAAACCTTTTGTGGGTCAGCTTGTAAATATAATAGCCCAATTCAACCCTGCTGTTATAGCTTTTAAAGCTATGGTTGATTTAGGTAAAAAAGCTTTTGATAGTTTTATGAGTTGGTTTGGTGGTAGTGATAAATCTATGTTAGATAGTGCAGGCGAAGCGGCCGCAGAATGGACAGGGGATTTAAAAAATTGGCTAACAGACGCCGCCCAACCCAACGCTCTTGGGGGTGTATACTTAGCTGCTCAGGGATTAAAAGTACCAGAAAAAGGTATTAAAGCTAATAGAGCAACTTTAGCTATGGTCGGTGAAGAAAATAGAGATGAAATAGTTATACCAACAGAGAGGTTAAGAAAAGGTTTGCCTGTAGACCCAACGGTGGCCGCTGAATTAGCATCTATAGGAGTGCCAGGATATTTTGACGGGGCCACATTTGGAAAAGCTGGTGGAGGCGCAAGTTTCGATGCAAGAGGCGTCGCAGCTGCCACAGCATCTGTTGAGGCTGCCAGTGTTGGTTTGATGAACTCTGCCGGTGATATTTCTATGAGAGAAGAAAGATTAGGTAGAGCTATAGATGAACAAACTGCAGCTTGGAAAAGACAAAGCAATATACAACTTCAAATAAATAAATTAGAAATTAAGAAAGAACAACAAAACAAAGTACAAGTTGGTAAGATGTTAGAAATGATTGGCAAAGGTTTAGAAGCCTCAGAGTCTCATATTAAATCTAATGAGCAAGCCTTTAGACAATCTGGGGCTATAGGTAACTTCTTAGCTGATAATGCATCACTTATGGGTGATGTGGGTCAAATACTTCAAGCTAAAGATAAGAAGGAGGCAGCCACTAATTTTGCATTAGACATATTAGGAAAAAAATTAGAAAATCTATCTCTTAACATAGGTGGTGGACCAAGTGGCCCAGATACTTCTGGTATTTCTGGGGCTATTTCTCAAGCAATAGCAACCGATCTTGGAAAAGGGTTACAAGAATATGCAAAACTTGTTAATGCAGGTATGGATAAAAACACAGCAGGTATGGCAGCTTTAGGGAATTCTTTATTAAGTGAAAAAACATCAAGAGAAGCTGGTAACGCAAAGATACAAGCTGCGCAAGATAAGTACGCAAAGATGCAAGAAAATCTGATGGCAGTTACAGGACAGTCAGCTGAACAAGCACAAAAAGCACTTGACGAAGAGTTAGCAAAAACAGATGAAGGCCGTGCATTGCTTGCTGATAAAAATAAAGAAAAACAGGCTGACCCAACAGGGTTGGGTGACAGGTTTAAAGAAGGAGTAGGTGGTATAGCTCAATCAGCAGCTTTGATGATGCAATCTGGAGCATCCATGAAAGATGCGGCCCTTTCAGCGTTAAAACAAAAAGCTATGGATATGGCTAAGGAAAAGGCCACTAAGGTACTACAGGGAGCTGCAGGTGCGGTTCCTGTGATCGGACCTATTCTCCAATCATTAGTTCCAATTATAGTAGAGTTCTTACCACAAGTTCTGAAATGGTTATCTAAACATTGGAAAGAAATACCAAAAATGATATTCAAATTCTTTGTTAAGATACGACAGTTTATGTTCAAAGCTTTTATGTTCATAAACAAACTACCTTTTATATTGATTAAAAAAATCATATCAATTATGAAAAAGGTTCCCGGAGCCATATTTAGAGCTATAAAAAATATGGTAAAAAGTATACTCCCGTTTGCCGAAGGTGGTATTATAAGACAACCAACCATCGCAGCTATTGGTGAAACGGGTGAAAAAGAAATGGTTGTACCTATAGATAGAATAAGGAATGGTGGTACAGTTAATCCAGAAGTAATGTCTGAACTGAGAGGGTTAACTCCTTATTTAGGGCAAACTGGTACAACTAATACCACTACAACAAACAACACAACCGCTAGCAATGAAGCTTTAATAGCTGAGATAAGAGCGTTAAGAGGTGAAATAGCAGCTATGGCTAATAGGCCCATAGAAGTTAAAATGGATGGCAGAAAAGTAGCAAGAGCAGTAGGTCAACAATTTCAAGAAATTTCAAACGGATATTAAGAGATAAAAAATGGCAACGTCATATGAAGAATATTCTAAATCGCTCAATGGAGGTAGTGGAGTTTCTGTCTCTAACGACAACAATAATAATAGCGTATCTGGCCCATCAGTTGACGATTCTACTTCGGATGTTAGTAGAACTACTTTATTGCAACTATGGGATGATAAGTTAAATAGCCTAAAAGACGAAGTCGATACACTTAAAACAATTGGGTTGGCCTATCCTCTGAAAGTTAACCTAAATCAAGACAATATTGTAGAAAGATGGGAAGATAGAGCACACCTATCTGAACAAAGAGATGAGGTTTTTGACTACGAAGGAGGTAAACCTACACCTAATGAAACAAGGAATATAGAAACAGATGTCACAAGAGGTGAAGCTAAGTATGACAGGTCGGCCCATAGTAATAAGTACGTAGAAACAACAAATCCATCTGACAGCAAGGGTAAAGTAAATTACGTTTACGCTTATTTAACTTATAGTCAAAACCATGTAGGTAATCTCGGTAAAGATGAAATTGATTCTGCAGCTGCTGCTGGATTTAATGCAGGTCAGGTTTTAGGGTACAAAGGAAACTTTGATGGTAACTTTAACATATTCAAGAATAAAACTGGTTTAAATAGAAGATTAGTTGATGAAACTATTAGAGAATTGGCTCTAAGAAATAATGTTCTTGGGACAATAGATGAACAGATTGAAGCTAAACAACAAGAACTGTACGAAGTTTTAGAACCAGGTATTACAAGATTACCAATACTTTTTAGACATAAAATATCTCTTGAAGATCTTTTAGAACAAAATATGTTATTACCTAAAGATGGGCAATTTACTCCAAACAGAGCTACGGAGTTTGGAGGTACATATGCTGGTTTTAACACTGGATCAAGCGATATAGATCAAGTATTTAATGATACTTATTTGCAATCAAACACAAATACAAACAATAGAGGGGCTTCGGAACGGTTTCCTTTTGGGAAAATATCTAACGTTGGCGTTAGAGATATACAAGAACCTCAAATGACAAAACAATCTGATGGTACTTATAAACCGGAACCAGGTTCTGACGTTTTTTCTTTTAGACAACATGATAAAAGATATATGACCCACGCTATGAAATTTAGAGGTTTTTATTCTAATATAGCTGGAAATGTAAGAGTAGGTAATCCAATACAAGACGACGCAGGAACTTTCGAAAATGCGGCAGACTCTGGAGGAAAATTATTACCTGCAGTAAAACACGTAAAAGATGATACCGACCAATTTGCTCAATCTGAAGCTAACGCTGATAGTCAATATTTTCCTTTTATGTTTGAAACTGTTAATAGAAGTTTGAATGTTGTTGATGGTAGTAAAAAACAAGGAGTGTTCGAACAGTTCGCTTTTTTCCAAGCCACTTTAGCTCAATTGCAAGAGACATATACTCCAGATTGGCAATCTACACACTTCTCTGGTAGAAGCGAAGAAATTCATACTTATTCAAAAACACAAAGAGCTTTTGATCTTAGGTTTATAATATTTGCAAACAGTATGAGAGAGTTGCAAAACGTCTATGAGAGAGTTAACTGGTTATCCCAACAAGTATACCCTTTATATAACAGAAGACCCGACAAAATGGATAATGGACCCATTATAAGGGTAACTATTGGAGACATCATAAAAGGTGTGGCTGGTTTTGTAAGAAGTCTTAATTTTAACTGGGATCATTTAGGGGCCAACAAGTGGGAAATGACTCAAGGGTTAAGAATGCCTATGTCTTGTGAAGTGTCAATGGGATTTCAAGTACTACATGACGCAATGCCAGATAGAGATACTGATTTTTATTCAGGATTGAACAATAGAATGTTGGTTGGCGGAAGAACTGATCTATCAACCTTTACACCAGAAGAAGGCGCTAACCCAGAAGCCTTCAACTCAGAAACTAATCTAATACCAACAGTACAGAGTAAGAACAAAATAGGCGAACCCGGTGAAAACTACGTAACCTTGTTAGGTAGAAAAGCTATTAGAGCACAACAAGTTAGTGGTGGATATCTCCCCGGAGAATCAATTTCTGCAGAAGACTTGCAGTCTTTGTTGGATAATTATCAAGAACAAACTGGCGAGAGTGAAGAGGCGTCCTATGGCGAAGGACGCGCACAATAAATAGAGAGGTAATATGGCTACATCAAGATATACATATTCTAAAGTAGTAACTGTTGTTGACGAATACAACCCAAGGGATATTGCAAGAAGGTTGTCTACATGGGGTAGTATAAAATCATCAGATATATCATCGCCAGATGATATAAGGTACGAATTAAAGGCATCTGATAGATTGGACCATGTTGCTTATAACTATCTTGGCGATGGAAGATATTGGTGGATGATATGTGTAGCGAATGATTTAGTGTCACCATTTGATAAGACCTTAAGACCCGGTAGAATTTTAACAATACCTTCAGATCCAGAAAGAGTTTTAAACGTATTAAAAGCCAAAATAAACAGGAAAAATTAATATGCCACAGGAAAGATTTGCAAACAAACCAGATCTATCAGTAATAAGAGGGTGGCGAGAAAGGTTATACAAAAGTTCTGATGATTTATCTTCTCTCGTACCTTTCATATCTTTGATTGCTATTTTTGATGGTGAAGAACAACAAATATACCAAGAAATAATAAACAATAGCGATACCAATAACTCACTACCTCAAGGGTTCACAGAATCCTTTAATAGAGCGTTCGACATAGAAATACAGGGAGAAAACTCCAGTAACGTATCAAACATTAATAAGATTCTTCTTGGAGAAGAAAGAGGTGGGCTAAAAGGTATAGAGCTTACCAATATAGAAACACAATCCATACAAAATAGATATACTGGTGGTTTTGGAGTAAAGAGTTTAAAAACAGAAAAATCTTCAGCAAATCCATTAGCGGAAACGTTTACCTTAGAATGTACCTTAACAAACCCTAATTTGTTAAAAGAAAAATTTGAATTCAACAAACTACTTTCTGTAGGAACATTCTTTTTAATAATGTATGGATGGAGCGTATCCGTTCCAGAGAGAAGTAGAAACTCTCCTTTGGTAATAGACTTAAGCACATCTGGACTAAACAACAGAGGTTACTGGAGGTATTCATTTGTACAACTTCATAAATTTGATTTTTCTTTTAATCAGTTAGGCCAAATGGATGGGCAACTTTCTTTGATAGCAGCTCAAAATACAGAAATGTTGTTTAATGTCGGAGGTAAAATAAACAATATATCTAAAGCTGTTTTATATTTCTTAAACTCAAGATTGTTAGGTGGACCAAAAGAAACTGATCGTTTTATTAGGAACTTAGGTGTTTTTAATCCTAACGATCTTGGAGATGCATCAATTTCCGACGATCCAGATTTTAATAGCGCCAGTTTTATACAAAACGCGCTTCGACAATCCGATATTGAAAATGACAGTAGTGAAGGAGGAAAAAGAAAAGATAGATTTACTTCTACTTTATTAGCCATGAATGGTTTTTTCGGAAAAGTAAGAATAGTAAGTAATTTTATTCCCGGAGTAAACGTCGCTTCTAATATAGCAAATAATGCATTATACGAAACTGGAGAATTAGCTACCTCCACCATGGCCATCCTTGGGGATTATTTAGGTCCAGAATTAGGTTTTGTACCTTCAACTACACCAATAGAGTTTGGTGGCAGGAAGGTGGGGTCTTTTAGTACTTTACCAAAATCTGGAGGTATTGGTAATTCTGATATACTTACTCAAGAAAAGCTTATGGGTAATTCAAAAATTCGTTTTTTTAAGATAATTGAAGTTACAGGAGAAGATGCGAACAGATCGGTACGTCTTGAAAGAGGAGATGAAGCGTTTGGTGGTCGTTATTACGCCCAAAGAATAAAATTTGGTGGCAGCCAGAGAGCGTCTGAGGATCTTAGAGAGTATTCTGAAACTATAAGATTAGGAAGCCCAAGGTTTGATAATCAGTTTTTAGGTAAAAGTTTAGTTGCCAGTGGTGACATTGTTTTAGATAGAGATGTTGCTCCATATTTAGCTAATCTGCCCGAAGGGATAATAGTTACTAGTGTAATGTCAAAAAGAGTTTCTGTAAACAATGTACCATTAATAAATAGTAATGGAGTTTTAACAGGTTTCAAGACACAGGATTTCCCAACAGTGGGGAATGAAGATATAAAGTTTTATTACTTAGGGTGGATTATAGAGGCTTTTAAGTATTATAATACACAATTTGGCGGCAGCTCTTTTGATATAAAACATACCGATTTGCCAAATTCGATATCTGAGACATTAACTCCTAAATTTATAAAAGGTTTAAATGCTGGAGTAGATACAGAAGTTGAATCTGGTGACAATTTTGATAATAAATACAGATTTGCTATTGATTATGGCGAAACTTTGGTTCAAGGTAAAGAAGTCTACAGGCAGTTGACTGGTTTTGACGTACCAGAAAATAACGGCAGTGGCAATAGGTCATGGAATAACAACGAACCCGGATTGTACTATTCCGATTACAAAGAAGAGAGACATAGTTTTGCTTTACCTAAACCTGATGTGGATAGTTTTTGGAATGGTGATGTTCTAAGTAGTAATAATATAGGTGATGGTGTAATATTTTTTTCTCGTTACACAGAGGGTATAAAGAGAGGTAACAATAACACAGATGTGTTTGTTCCTATAGGTTCGTGGATACCTATACAATCATTAAGAGTAGAAGATGGAGAAAACTCACAACAAAGTGTTGTTCTATACGGATCTTCTTTCAATCAAGGAAAAATAGAAAACACCTGTCAACTACCTATGGATGCAGATAAGGTTGATGATATATTAAACAACAGTGTCGGTAAAAATTTCCAAGATATATTGATGGAAATACTTCAAAAAACCTGTATGATAGAGGGATTAGGTTTAACTATGACAGTTGGATCGGATGGTTTTAATAAAATATTGCCAGCTAATACCTTAGACACAAATAGTCAAAGACTTTCTCTTGATTGGGATTTAGAAGGAGACGGCACTGGTGATAATTTTACTGTTAGTTTTAGAACCAAGAATAGTTTAGTTAGAGAAATTGGCGTTTCTTCTAAGTTAGATCCCAACGTATCATTTTTGTACAATGCCAGTTTAAGAAGTATAGGTAGTAAAGTAAGTATATTAGGAAATATAAATGATGCTCGCACTGCAAATCCTAATTTAGGTGGATTGTCAGATTTTGCATCTAAGTGGCTGAGAGAATATGGAGAACAAAATGACGAGAATGCTAGTATCATAAACACTCTTCAAACAAACGCAGCTGTTATAGATGGGTTTAATACTAATAATAGTGCACTTCCAGAATCAGCATCTAATGTTATAGAAAATCTACCAGAAGATCTTTTGAGTGCATACTTACAACAAGATTATAGATTGTATAAAAAAATAAATATTTTGGCGATGAACGAAAATGATTATGTTAATAAGATGTTTACTTATTATCTTAATCAATTAACACTAAATATACACGGTACAGTAGGGTTAGAACCTTTTACATACGTGCAATTAAGAAACGTTTCGGATTTAATTGATGGGTTTTATGCAATCACAAGTATATCTGATTCTATTGATCAATCTAGTTTTGAAACTGAATTAGGAGTAATGCTAATATTGCCAGGAACTCAAGTAATACCAGAACTGGTTCCCATTCAACCACCGCCAGGACCAGGTGGATTGACGGATGAAGAAGAAGCCGCTGCAGCTGCAGCAGAGGCCGGGGGTGGCGGAGGTATACCAGTAAAAGGCACAGATGGAGAAGATGGGGAACCTCCTCCTCCCCCAGCTCCCGCAACAGGTAACCCAGAATTAAGAGGCCTCGTGTTCTAGACCCGAAAGTTTATATAATATTAATTAAATTATTAAAATAATATATGTTATATAAGAAAGGAAAAGTTTTATGAAATATTGGGGTGACATAGAAGAGAAAGCCATAACTATATTTAACACAAGTGAGGATATAGAGGAGCAACATCAAGTTTATGTAAAGATTATAGAACCAGCTTTTAAAAAACTTGTAGAAAACATATATTATACATACAATTTTAACAAAATACTTAACGATTTTGACCAGATAGAGCATGAATTAGTTACTCATTTGTACGAAAAAATAAATAGATTTGATGTTACAAAGGGTAAAAAATCTTACAGTTTTTTTGGTACTATTAGTAAAAATTGGTTAATACAAAAAAGTAATAGCGTTAAGAAAATATATTTTATAGATAGTGACGAGAAAGAAAACTTAATACATGATATTAGTATCAACCAAGACAAAGAAAAAAATAACAGAAATAACTTAATAGAGTTTTTAAAACAACTACCTGTCTTCTTGAATGACAAGAGTTTTAAAGATAAACTCAACAAGGAAGATAAAATGGTACTTGGGGTCGTTTCTGACATATTAGAAAATTACGATATGGTTGATATTTATAACAAAAAACAACTATATCTTTATATAAGAGAAGCTACTGATTTACCATCTAGAAAGATTACTAAAACTATTTCCAAGATAAAGGGTAGATATATCGAAGCCAAAAAACAAATTATGGAGGTTTATTAATTTGGATGGCAACGACAAAGAATTGTTAGATAGGTACGAAGAACTAATGCAGTCTTATAGAGGTTATATGGATATTGTGGATATAGTGGTTGAAAAACTAAAACACATGAAGAAAGAAATAGTTTTTTTAGAAGAAGAAATTTCTAAAAAAGGGTATAAATTAAAAGAGATAAAAAATGCCGATTAACGACATATCTTCAGCGATAAACACTAGTGATAGATTTGTTAAAGAAACAAGAAGGTCTAATGTTGGTTTTGAGCAACAAAAAGAATTTCTTCTAAGAAGAGCTGTTGTTACTGATATAAATAGAGAATCTAAAATTATTGGAGCTTTGGCTCAAGTCATGCCAGCTTATTCTGTTGCGGCAGTAATATTGGATGAAGACATATATAGCTCCAGACCAGATTTGCAAAAAAATAAAAGATGGTACGCTCCTTTGCTTCCAATTAACAACATTGCGATGCCCGAAGTAGGAGAGGAAATATTTGTAATAAAAGAACAAAATATAAAATCTTCTTTTGGCTTTTGGGTGGGTAGGGTTAACAATAACTATAATTTAAATTTTTATCCAGCAAAAGATTGGAACAAGAATACTGAAATTAAATTCAAAAACGGCCCAATAAAAGTAAATGAAATGAATAATGACGTATTCATTACTCCAAGAAAGCAAGTATACCAAAGTGTATTACCTTTTTTAGATGGTGATGTCATACAACAAGGTCGTAGCGGTACATTTATAAGACATTCTTTTAATCCTACAAATAAAAATGCTGTCTTAGAGTTAGGTATAAACATAAAGCAACCAAGAGTTATATCTAAGACAAACAGCTCTTTAGGATATACAAAAACAAAAACTTTACATCTTGAAAACTCATCAATATCTGATTTAACAGGTCAGTTTAATATATTTCAAAATAATTTTGACCCCTATATTAGTTTAAAAGATATAAAAAATAATGCTGATTTTGGTACTCCGTTGTTTTCTTTTGATAACACTCCACAAAATATAATTTTGAATATATCTCAATCTCATTATAACATAAGTACAGACGCTGCAGGAACACCTGTTACTAACTATTTATATAGACAAGTTTTAGGAGATCGTAATAAAGAGGTCATAGAGGAACTAATAGATACCGTAAGAGATCTTAAGGATTTCGTTGGGGAGGTTTATGAGGAATATAAAAACCATGTACACGAAATGGAAGGTCAAACTTTTAGATACGGTAAAAAAATAGGTAAAAAACTTGTTAGAATCTTGTTTAAAGTGAATGGTGGAAAAGGTAAAACCGCACCAACTGAGAAAGTGGCCATAAATGATAACACATATGGTTTAGACAGAAAGTTTCCGGATTTTGAAGAAGATTTGGAAAAAATTAGTGACAAATTAGATAGTACTTTAAGCAAAACGCAGTTTATTCAATAGAGAGAATTGGTATGCCAGGAGATATAAATTTTAAATTTCCTTTAAAGAAAGTTACCCGCGGTTTTCCAGAAGGTCACAGAACCACAGAGGCTGCCATTAAAGAGGATTTGAAATTACTTATATTAACTAAAAAAGGTGAAAGGGTTATGGACCCAGATCTTGGAACTAATATATCTAATATATACGGCGAATTATTTAATAACACTGATAAAGTCGGTATGCAAAAAGTTTTTGAAAGAGAAATAACTTCGGCTGCGGAAAAGTATATGCCTTCTATAAAAATAACCGCGGTTACTGTTAAAGACTTTGAAGATGACCCAAGTATTGATTTTAATCAAATCGTTGTGGGTGTTAATTATTCTCATGTATCTAATCAAGGATTGAATGATACGTTAACTTTTAGAATTGGTCAGTAAGAGATAAAAAATGGCGTTAAGGAAACAAACTAATAGTAGGGATATTAATTACTTAAGTAAAGATTTTGATGCTATCAAAGAAGACTTGATTAAGTACCTAAAAAGATATTTCCCAGATAATTGGCAAGACTTCAACGAATCTTCGGGTGGTATAGCTATAATGGAACTTATGGCGTACATCGGAGATACTATGAGTTTTCAAATTGACAGACAAATAAATGAAGCCTTCTTGGCTCGTGCTGTTGAAAGAAAGAATATAATATCTTTAGCAGAATCCAATGGATATAAAGTTAAAACAGTAACTCCAGCCTTAGCTGACATAACTGTGTCAGCAACATTTCTAAACTCCATTTCAGCTGAAACGATGATGACACTGAAGAAAGGGTCGAGAATAGTATCTACTGCTGAACCTGCAAACTTTGAAATTGTCCAAGATGTTGATTTTTCATCTGATGTTAATAGAACTACTATATTTAATGAATCTGGAGTAGACACAACGTACTCTGTCTCTGGTGTTAAATCAATTGCTGGTAGATCAAAAACATTTAAGTACTCTGTTGATGCTAATCCAAAAAGCTTTTTGAGTATAACATTGCCAGATAGGTTAGTAACAGAAATAACCTCTCTTTCTGCTTCTAATGGTGATCAATATTTTGAGGTGGACAATTTAGCAAGAGATTTTGTTTTTGCTGGTACACCTAATAACACATCAACTTCTGGCGATGTATCTTATTCTATGGTACTAAAAAGAGTACCTAATAGATTTGTTACAGAAAGGGAGTCTGACGGAAGAATCACTATTAGATTCGGTTCTGGAACATCAAGTAAAGAGGATTTTGACATAATACCAAGCCCAGATGAATATGTACTCTCACCCTCTTTGAGAGGTTCTGCTTCGGGCTTTACTCCAGAAGCTATAGACTCTACATCTTTCTTGACTACAAATAGTTTGGGTAATGTGCCAAACGGAGTTGTTTTGGATATATCTTATAGAGTAGGTGGAGGTTTAGACACGAATGTTGGGTCAAATCTTCTTAAGAATTTTGTTGAAAAGAGATTTGCTTTTAATGACCCTGCAGCTACAGAAATATATCCAGATGAAACACAAGATATAATAGACAGTCTCTCCATAACTAATGAAGAAGCTGCTTATGGTGGAGAAGCTGCGGAAACAAATGACAGTATTAAAGAGAATGCTATAAATTTTGTTGGTTCACAAAAAAGATGTGTAACCTTACAAGATTATAAAGCCAGGGTAATGTCAATACCTTCTGATTTTGGTTCTGTATTTAGAGTTAATGCAAGAAAAGATACTACTAGACCCAGTGGAATAGAAATTATTCTAATATCAAGAAATTCTTCTGGCATTCTTTATAAATCTCCAGATATTATGAAAAACAATATTGAGACATACATAAAGAATTTTAGAAGTATAACAGACAGTGTTAGATTTAGTGATGGTAATATAGTTAACTTGGGTGTTAACTTTTCTATTGTACCTACGTTTGGCGTGAATAGTAACGAAGCTTTGATTAAGGCCATATATATCATACAAGAATTCTTCAACATTAAAAGAATGGATTTTGGAAAGCCAATTTATAAGAGTGAGCTTATGAGATCTTTGTTAAGTCAACCAGAGGTTGCGACTGTACCTATTTTAAAGGTTGTTAACATAACCAACAGTGTGGATAATAGAGAATACTCTCCATACTCATATGATATCATAGCTAATACAAAAAATGATATCATATATTTTAAAGGTGATACTATTCCCGAACTGAAATACCCCAACTTTGATATTCAAGGAAGTGTTGAAAATGGATAAAAAAAGCAAACTTCTTATATTTGAAATATCTGTAAAAAATATATTAGGGATGCAGAAAAGTCTTAATAGATTATTCTCTCTATTTGGGTATAAAGTTTGTTTTTCTAACAAATCGATAAAATCCATTGGTAATACAGATAATTATCCTTCACTAAATGTGGGTGATGTTAAAGATGCCATAGTTGATTTTCATAGAAAACATAGCAAACAATTTCTATCGTTAAAAAACGATAGCATAATATCTTACATTAATAAAGATAATGGGTTTAAAATAAATTTCAAAATAATAAAAAGAGAAAACTCTCCTTTTACCAAACTTTTAGTTAGGGATGTGCAAAGACAGAGTAATGAATTTACAATAGAGAATAAAAATGGGACAATCTAGAGCATATGCAGAAAAAGATACTTTTATAGTAGACTCTACCCTTACCGCCAATAATGGACTGAATCCTGTTTTAGAAACGTGGTCAAAGTACAATGAAGATAAAGGGATAAAAGAGTGGTCAAGGATACTTATAAAATTCGCCTTATCATCTTTTACAGATCAGATATTAAATAAGGGAACTCTTCCAGATCCCCGTATAGATAGTAGTGTATCTGCCTTTATAAACATGACTAATGTTTATCATGGAGAAACAAAAGCTTCTAATTTTGATATTTGGGCCTTACCTTTAACTGCTTTTTGGTCTGAAGGTAGAGGGCTAGATTCTGATAATTTTACTAACAGAGATTTTGCAGATGCGTTGTCAGCTACGAACAGCACTCCTTGGGATGCTAATGGGGGTACAAGTGGTGGACATGCCGTAATAGGTGCACATGATTTAGGCTGGGACAGTAACTCTGGTAGTCAATATTTTTCTCATGGAGAAGAAAATTTAAAAATTGACATAACTCCTTTCTTCAAAGAAGTTCTTAATGGAAGTAGTTCAGATTACGGTTTTATGATTAGGATGTCTGATGGGGTAGAAGCAAAATCTGAAGCTGATGCAACCGCTGCCGGTTATGATTTGTCAACTGTTTCTTCCTCTTGGTACACAAAGAAGCTTTACGGAAGAGAGACAAATACAACTAATAGACCATTTGCTTCTTTAGAGTGGGATTCAAGCGTAAAAGATGATAGATCTTATATAACATTTTCAAAAACAGGTAGTCTTTTCTACTATAACTTTGAAAATGGGCAATTAGTAGATATAGATGGTTTCAGAAAATTTCCTGGCTATGTAGATTTAAGTGCTAATGGAATATCTATAACAGAAAATGGACTTACCGCCTCCAGATTTTCAAAAGGTGTTTATAAGTTAGAAATTGGTACAGCTCAAGACGATTTAGGAAATGCCTTAACAGGTGTTAACATAGGTTTGTCAAGTTCTACATCATTCATAGATAGTTGGACAGTTACTGCAGCTGATATTGTTTCTAAGAGAGATTTCTCTTTTAATATGAAACTACCAAATTTCGAATCTACCTATTCTTATGATATAAGCAGGTATCCTGTTAAGCTTATTAATTTAAGAAATCATTATGAAGGTGGTTCCAAGTCTTATATAAAGATGTATATTAAAGATACATCAGCTAAATTGAAAGCCCTGACTGGAACCACCACCTTAATGAATAATTTTATATGTACAGATGGTACTTTTGAAATAAGAGAAAAAACAACAGACAAAATAGAAACTGGACCTTTTGATTTATCATATGGAGAAGATGGTAATTATTTCTATTTAGACACAAACAACCTGTACAGAGGTGTTGAGTATAAAGTAGTAGTTAAGATTAATGTTAGAGGTGAAACTTTCTGGTATGATTATCCAGATACATGGAGTTTCACTGTTAATTAAACACCATAGGAAAATAATATGGCTTTTGGATTATCCCTAAATGATTTAACAAAATCTCTTGAAACAGCAGGGTCTGCTAGTGGAGACTTAGTTACTCTATCGATGTTTGGTAGAGATAGTGAGTCTATACCTTTAGTAGATTATGGTGATTTTTCTAATCATATGATTTTTGGTGATGCCAAGAGAAGATCAAGAATAGCTATACAAAGAATGGTAGATGATTACCCAATTGGTAAAAAGGGTGGTTTTTACTCAAACACAGCATCTCTATCTTCTTTTAACATATATGAAGTAGATAAATACATAAAAGAATCTAATGGTTTTGATCTATGGATACTTGATCAATTCGGTAAATCAAGCACTGCTTATGGAGCCGCTGAAAAAGCCCTAACAGCTGCAGCGACGAACGAGTATGGAGAAACTGTACCTCTCATAATAGTGCATAGAGATCAGAACAATCTTTTGCATAACACATCACAAACAGCTATGGAAGAATACATAACTATTCTGGCTGAGAAATATGAAGATGAATCAACAGTTTTAATAGATAGAACTCCAGGTACAGGTACTAGCATATTTGTAACTGCAGATGGTGGGGTCGAATCAATAAACTTAGAGTACGGTAATCAAGAAGAAGTTTCTGTAAATAGAAACAACGCTATGAAAAATATGTTACCAGAAATAATGTTTCTTGGTGATGATGAAGAAAATATAGAAAACTTATTAGCTATTGTTGCTGAGCAATTTGATGAATTGCAAACTTATATAGATCAAATAGAACACATCAAAACCATAAGTTACGACGATAAAAATAGAATACCAGATAAAATGCTTCCATTGTTGGCCAACGAATATGGTATTGAACTCTTTGAATCGGCTGGAGCTAAATCAATTGATCGTTGGTTGTCTAATTCTTCTTCGGGAGCTACTTCAAGGGAAATAAACTATCAAGTTTGGAAGAGAATTCTTAACTCAGTAGTTTCATTACTTAAAACAAAAGGCACCAAAGATAATCTGAACTTGATAAAAAATGCATACGGTGTCAACAACAAATTCTTAAAGAGTGATGAGTATAGTATATTCAATAAGCAATACTTAGTTAGTGAAGTAGATGAAGTAGATGTGCCTGCTTTTTATGGGGATGGTACTGCCTATGTGAGAACAGTTGCTGGTAATAACAAATCTTCAAGAGTTTTTGACTTTGTTACTAATCAAGATTTCACCATAGAAATGAGAGTTGCAGCATCAGCAAAACAAACTCATATGCTGATGAAGAACCCATCGTTTGAAATAACACTAAATGACCAAGGCAGAGTAAGATTCTTGCACCTAATAGATGGAAGTGTTGACGTACAAACACCTCAAGGTAGCTTATCAAGTCTAATACAATCACAAGACACTTTCTTTAATGTTGCAGTGACAAGACAGGATGATGATCTTACAGTTTACACAATGGCTCTTTCAGCATCACCAACTGGCGGAACAGATCAAGTTTTTGTAGAGAAAAATAGTTTAAATCTGGCTCAGATTTCTGATCTATCTTTTGACACTGCAGGCGCTACTGTCAACCCGCCCGGTGGGTCTTCTACTTTTGAAACATATTTTCCTGGTCGAGATGGAGACTTTAATGGTTTTATGCAGGAGGTTAGGGTTTGGAGTGCGGCCCTATCTGAAGAAGACCTTAAACAACATACAAGAAACTTTGAATCTATAACTTTTCAATCATCAACAGGTACACCTTATTTCGCCGATTGGTACAGTTTATCAGCTCAGTGGAAATTAAAAGAGAATGTAGTCTTAGCCGATCCATTTAATTATATACAGAACTCAGCAACAGCTGAAGCATCCTTGTACAATAGTAATACTGCGGAGCCGGTTAATTTTGGAGTAGATAAAAGATACAAAACATTTACCAACTTAAAGAAAATAAATGAGTGGTATCCAGCTGGCTTCAATAGAGATAATGATAAGGTTATTTACGAGGATGGTATAGAGGATGAATTAGAAGACTCTAGCTATGTCTCTATGCACTTTACACCTATAGAAACTCTTAATAGTTTTATAAAGAACAGTACAACAAAGTTAAACTTACCTAGATTGTTAGGTAACGCAGATCAACTATATGATAAAAAATACAGTGGCGAATTCAGTGATCTTTGGCACGATATCATAAAAAGACACAGTACATCTGGAGAAAGTGTCTTTGCAGATATATATGTTAATGATGTTCTGACACAAACAGAATTGGAAAACATAAAGAGGGGAAATAGCTCCAGACCTTTAGTTGATATAAACACTTTTATAAAAGCTATGGGCAATTTTAATGATGTACTTGGTGGGATATTTAACTTCTCTGAGCAATTCTTACCAGCCAAGTCTAGCTTACTATCAAAAGGGGTTTTGGTTGAGCCTCATATACTTGAAAGAAGCAAGATGGAAAGAAGAATCGGTTTTAGAAAAGGCACTGATGATGGATATATTGGAGAACCAGATTCTAACCCAACAAACATAGATGTTGTTTTAACCGTTGAGGCCGCCTCAAACGGTACAGAATCAACGACCTTGGTTGTACCTAATACATCGGCCTTGGAAGTTGGAGCTACGGTCTCTGGAACTAATATAGAACCAGACACCACTATAGATTCTATAACCGATGGAACAACTATAGAATTAAGTATAGCTCACGCCGTATTCTCATCAGATGAAGATATAACATTTACTCTACCCTTAAAATCATTTCCTTATTCTTCGCCGGGAGAAAAAACTTTTTCAAGAGAGTATAGGTCTTCAGATTCTAACATTATACCTAATGTAACTGTGCACAGAGATTCGCAGTTTAACATAGTTAACAAATATATACCTAGTGCTTTAGAGTTTCAAGATAGTAGTAGTACTAACATAGTGGCTCTTCACCCTACAGCTTCTACTACAGCTCATTTCCAAGGTTATAAATACCAAGGGATACAACCATTTCTAAATAGGTCGTTAACATCTGAGAGGTCTTTGCCATCTGTGACTAAGTTTAGTACTACTAATTCTCCAAGAATATCTGATGCTAGAGTAGCTAAACTGTTACCTGTTAATAGAACTCCTGCTAACCCAGAAGAAACAGAAATAGATGTTACTTTGGATAACTTAATCATAAACCCAACGGTTTCTCCCACAGCAGCTGCTGGTTTTATCAGTGGTCGGGTTAGATTATTATCAAAAGGTCTTCCTTTTAATAGTGAAACTCCTACTTTTAGATTTGAATTCCCCACCTCTGCAGATGGAACTAATCTTTTTATAGCTGAGATGGGAGATTTAGATGCAGGTTTAGGCAGAATAATTGAAAATATCGACAACACTTTTGTTACAAATGTTAACAAAAACGATGTACAAATGCGTTTAACATTAAACTCAGTTGTAACATCCCTTTCAGCTGTAGGGCCGGGAGTTACGGAGAATATGGTAAACGACTCTAAACAAGGTTCTTTGGGTGTTTTACCTATAAGAATAACAAATTTGTTTAATGATAACACTCAGATAGTAAGAGTGGCTATAAATGCCATAGAAAATGATAATGCTGACATATTAACGCAGTTAGCAGATCAAGGTGGCGTCACACTAGAAAGCTAAAAGGAGTAAAAAATGGAGTATCTAAATAAAGAAACCTTTCTATCAGAAAAGGGCGCGGATTATTTTAGTAAAAACAAAAGTAATATTATAGCCAACATAATAACCGCAGCTATAAAAAATGGTAAAAAGCCAAGAGAAGCCGTGGTATTGGATATTGGTTCAGCAGCGGGGTTTGTAGCTATTAATCTTTCTGAGTCATGTGAAAAGATAATATGCGTTGATAAAACAAGATATTACCAACCAAGTTTAAGAGAAAATGTTTTACATAACAAAATAAGAAATATACAACACAATACTGTGGATTCTGTAGAAGAAATAGAAAAAATTATAAGAAATCTTAATGAGTCTTATGAGATCGATGCTGTTTTTATAAATAGGGATTATCTTCCTTTGAAAGATGTTGCAAAGATGAGTGTTGTACCCGGTAGGTATCTTTCCATATTCTGTGATAACGGTACAGAAATAGAACATATCCCTGTGGGTTTGGCAGATAAGAGAAATTATATTTACAAACCAAAGCTTGACGAACCTGTAGAACCTGTAGTAGAAACAAAAGAGGAACCTGTTGTAACCACACCACCTCCTATTAAAGAAGCTTCTGTTGTTGTTAACAAAGAGGAGGCTGTTCCAGAGTACGCCGCTATTAAAGAGGAAACTTTCAAAGAGGAAGTCAAAGAGGATATTAAACCTAAGTCTAAATCTAAACCCAAAGCTAAACCAAAAGCTAAGAGGAAGAGAACACCAAAGAAAAAAATACAGGATGACAAAAAGGAATAAAAAAATAGTTTTGTGATATTTATAGTGCAATTATTATTAAAATTTAATATGAAGTTAATCTTAAGAAAAAGAAAAAATAGGAGGTATCAAAGTGGCCTTTCTTGAATCTGGAAGTGGAGTTATAGACGCTATATTGACGCAAGCCGGGAGGGCAGCGCTAGCAAGAAATGATGGCTCCTTTAAAATAACCAAATTTTCATTTGGCGATGACGAAATAAACTATCAATTATACGATAGTAACAAATCTTTCGACCAAGATGGAGATATATTAAATCTACCAGTTTTGGAACCTATCTCTGATGAAAACTATGCTCAGTTATACAGACTGATTAGTTTACCAAAAGGTACTCAGAGGATATCAACATTGAATCTAAAACCCACAGAAGCCACTGCTTCTTATGGAGATGATGTCATCATATCTGTAGAGACAATTAACGGTGATGACTCTCAAGGGTACTACGCAACAATTAGAGATACAGGTATCGGTGTCTTACAAGAATCAAGAGTACCAAGAGATGAAGATAATATCGGTAGATTTGTGGTTAGAACTGGCGCAAACGCTGATGGAAAAGTGGGTACAACTAAGGTTGACATTTTTGGTGTCAACTCTGGTGCACGAAGAGAGTTTACCTTAACCGTATCTTCCAGCGGTACAACCTAATAAAGAGAACGCGATATGAGTTTAACAAATTTAGAACCAGATAGAGACATAGCCGAAGGTGAAGTTAATGTTGTGTCTAATTTTGAAATATTATCACCTACAGCCGCTGGTGCGAGAAATATAGTATCTTTCGTACCCTTTGCTGCAGCTACTGATTATATGTCAAACGCACAAAATGTGGCTACCAACACACCTCTTAGTGCGGCTTTTAGACAAATAACTAATTACTTCTTTTCTTCAAGTGCTGCAGCCCAAGTTCCTTTGTCTAATGACACAAACTCAACAACAAGTTTGTGTAGAGTTATTCAAGTGGGAAGAACAACGACAGATGATTCTCTTGTCTCTGGTTCAGTGACGGCAACAATGTCTTTCGGTCCTACTCAAAATTTGGTTTTCGTAGATCAACCAGAGGAAAACATAACTTCAGCTATAGGTAGAAAAGGATCTATTGTTGAAAAGAACGATCCTACAAATATAGTTGGCACAATATTTTACGATTCTGGGACTATGATTTTTCATGGCGGTGAATCGGATACTGATTTCATTGGAGATCCTACTTCTGGTTTCGTTTTCGGTACAGGTGCTACAGCAGGTAAAATAGCTATTAACAATTTATCTTTTCAATCTCAAACAAAGATAAAAAGATCATTGTTTTTCTGTAGAGCTTTTAATCAAGAATTCAACTACACCAACAACCCAACTTCAATAGCTGATGCATCTTTGGGTACTATTACAGGATCTCTTACTTCTGCTCCTACTACATTTATTACTTCTATAGCTCTCTACAATGAAGAAGGGGAAATGATGGCCATAGCAAAGGTTTCGCCACCAGCCAAAAAAGATTTTGAAACAGAACAATCCTTCTCTGTAAGATTGCAGTATTAATATATAGATAATGAAATGTTTAAAGAATTCGAAGATCAAGAAAAGAGAACAATTGCAAATTCATCAGAGTCTAGTATATCTTTAATAAAAGATAGCATAAACTCTACAGATGTTAATTTCTTTACCGCTATAAGAACGCAGGGGTTAATAGATACATTTTCTATAGATAGCCCCGTAGCTTTTCCTTCTGGCTCAACGAAAACAAAAAAATATAAATGGGACTTTAAGAGTAATAAGTTATTAGGTCAAACTTACGAAGATAGAGTAACAACAGGTATATATCTTAGTGATGCTGATTTAGAATATGATCCAGCTATTACTGACAATATATCTCTGATATCGCATCAAGATTTGTTCAATTATCAAAAAGGTTTTTTGTACAGAGTTAATGATATTACGAAATTATCTATAACTTCTATGTTTTCTTCTACCAACTCTGATACTTCAATTGATGTTTCAAGATTTATATCTATAAGAAGAAGCCTTTTCAAGGACTCTGTTAAGAAGAACAGTATAAAAATGTTTGCCACCAATGGTTCTGATAGCCTATCTGGGTTCTTAGACGGAGCTTCTGCTGGCACATTGGATTTAACTAACGCATCAGCCTTTACCTCAGCTCTTGATATAGCTAACCCATTTGCTGGTGATGGCTTTGTCAAGAACTCTTTCTTCTTTGTGAGAGGTGCACAAGACCAAGACGCTATAGATAACGTACAAGATGCCATAAATCACCCAGCTGCAGAATACAATATAGACAGCGCGTCTGGTTCTATAACTATTGAGGCCATAATAAGACCTATAAAAGACACTGGTTGCTTGTTTTTTAGAAGAATATCTAAAGTAGGAGATGACAGCAATACAAAAAACAATTTCATGAAATTAGAGTTGACCAGATCCCCTAGTAATACAGATGCGGCGATAAGGTTTTATATAAGAAACCCAGATAACTCTGGTGAGTTTAGTGAATCTTTTGCGGCTAGGAACGTACAAACTTCGGGTCTTTTTGTTCCTTCAGATGTGGGTATTAATATATTTGACGGCAGTTTTCATCACGTAGTAGTTTCTTGGTCTATATCTGGTTACGATCAAAATACCTCGACCAGATCTGGAGCTGGAGCAGTAATGGGGTACGTTGACGGATATAAACTTCTGAATAGAGAACAGGTAAACCCAAGACTGCAAGGATCAGATTCAGCTGCAGGTCCAACAATACAGGCAAATATGTTAAACCAGAGAATACCGTTGAAAACAACTCCTTTCAATTGGCCATTTACTGGAAGCAATATATATATTGGGGCTTCTAATTTTAATAGAGATAATGGAGATTACACTGGAGATAGATTTTCCCCAGCTCTAGAAGATGATTACAGAGTGGAAGGTAAATATGATGGCCAAATATCTCATATGAGAGTTTGGAATTTAAGATTTAATGATGGTACTACGGGTTATTTTGATAATACAAATTTAGCGGTAAGTGATAACTCAGATGTATACAAAAGTTATTTTAATTTTAGAGATGACTCTTTAACTGGAGGAGTGTCTGGACAAAATTTAGTCGCTTGGTGGAATTTTAACGAGTTATCTTCTGCTACAGCTACTGATGTTGCCAACCAAGATGAATATGCACCTTTTTCAAACACTGGTACAGCTTATGGTAATTCATCAATAAAACTTTTTGATCACAAAGATATAACAACAAGAAATGTTTCTAACATAATAGACCCATCTCTAAGTAGTGTTAATTCTATTCCAAGAACATTTTTAATGTATGATCAGATACCCATAAATAAACCTATAAATAATTCATATGATCAAGGAGCTATATCTATAAAAAACATTAACGATAATGTTAGAAGACTTGGGACTATTTTTTACGATATGGGTATTATAACATTAGATGGCCAAGATGAACAAAGTGGTTTTGACTTTATTGATCCAAACAGTGGTACAACAGGAAATTTTGGATTCTCTTCTACAGGTTTGGGTGGCGCCTTTAATGTGGAAAGATTTTATTTTACTTCAGTTAATAAAAATTCTAGACTAATATTAGATTCGACAGCCTTGGGTGAAGAGTATAACTTCACATTTAACCCAACAGGATCTGATGATGAAACTAGTGAACCAATAACTGATACACCCATAACTTTTATAACATCTGTTGGGTTGTTCAATGACGAAAATGAACTACTAGCCGTTGCTAAACTATCAGAACCTGTTAAGAAAGATCAATCTTCTTCTATAAAAGCACAAATAAATATGGATTTTTAGAGATAATATATGACAGCTTTAACACCTATAATAACAAATAAAAATATTGAAAACTCTTATGTTAAGCTTAATCCAGAAGATACTGTCATAAGTAGTTTTGAAACATCAAGAACGGTAGAGTTTAATGGAACAACAGGGAGCACTGTTCCTTACGACCCTAGAGTAAATAGGTTTAACACCTCTATACCCGGTGTTTCTGCTTTTATAACAAGCATAACTGGATCTACTTCTTCTCATTATAACTCAGTAGCTCTATCTCTTTTTAATAAAGATTTAGATAGATCTTTAACATCTAACGATGTTCTTTTATGTAGAGATTTAGGAGTTGTTATTTTAAAGAAGATTCTTTTTGACTCTAAGATAAAAAAGGGTACTTTTACAATGACAGCTACCGGCACTAATGCAGCTGCTTTAGGTTCTCTTGACATAGAAAGTGATTATTATGATGATGGGTACAGTAATATTGTTCAGAGATCTTCTGGTGATAATGTAGGTGTTATAGATTATGATCTTGGAATGATTGTGGTAACTTCATCCATAATAAGAGAGGTAGCTGTTTCCTTGACATCTGTTAAGTACGACACATCAGTAAAAAATACAAACATAAGTGTTTTTTGTAAATGTGATCCACTTGAATTAAACTATACTCTAAACAATACTTTTTTAGCTACTGCATCTTTGAGTAGTTTAGTTCCCGGTATAACAAAACAAGGCCCAGATAATATATATACTGGTGAACCATTAACTGCTTCTACTACGGCTTCAGTGTTTGATCAAAGATTTTATGAATCAAATTCTGACTTTATGCCATATATAACATCTGTTGGTCTATATGATGATGATAATAATTGTTTGGCTGTGGCCAAATTAACTAGACCTTTGCAAAAACCAAGTGATTTACCAATAACTTTTAGAGTTTCTGTAGACATATAAGGGATAAACTATGGCTTTCAAATTAATACCTCTTGAGGCAACTGGATCTTTTCAATCTTTGTTTGTTAGAAACATTGAAGATCCTTTGACAATAGATCTGACTGATACACCTACATTTAATATGCCAAATGGAGTACCTCAGACAGGAGAAGCTATAGGTGGGTATTTAACAGGGTCTTTAAAGTCAATAGTTTTTGACTCAGTAGACGACTGGATTTATTTACCAGCTCAAGGAGGTTACGACCCAGAACAAAGTAACTTAATATTAGATAATATTGGTCAATCTACAGTAAATCCTGGAAAGAGTGCACATGGAGTCTCAGCTACGAACATAAGTGTTGACTTGTGGATAAAAATGACGGTAACAGGACTCAACATATCTGTCGATGATCTAAAAACAACTAAGATGTGGGAATTTACCGTACAGAGAGATTCACAAATAGAAAAAACAGAAGGTATTGACGGCGTATATACTGGAAGAATAATTTATACTCAAGACCCAGCTGCCGGTGCAGGCACTAGTGCACACTTTGTAGAGTTTTTATATGCATCAGCTGATACATTAGCGTGGTCGTTAACTAGTAATAGTTCATTAGAATCAACTGAAGGTGATTGGTTAGGTACTCCGAGTGGTGGTTCCACTGGCTGGAACCATATATGTTGTGTTTATGAAGCTGGCGCAGCTCCAGATAATGGAGGTGATCCTACATTGACTCCTAACGATAATATAATGAAGATATATATCAATGGAGATAAAGACAAAGAATCTACTGTTTATGATTTAGAGAACACCCAATACGACGCTAACGCACCGTACCCATCGTATATATTACCTGCAACTTATTACGATGATTTTACATGGGCTGGTAGATTAGACGAACTAAGATTCATTACAGCAACCGGCGCCGACTCTGCTTATAGAAAACTATCTTTGAGAGATAACATAGGAAGATCTTTTGACACTTATGATCCTATAATAGACCCAGATATGCAAGTGTATTCACCAACAGGTGATCACATAGTGGCTTGGTGGGGTTTCGATTCTGTTTCAGCTATTGATCTTTTTGCTGGTACACCTAACGCTATATTAGACCAATCAAGATATGAACATCATGGAACAGCTAAAAACTTTGAAGGTAGTATATCTTTTAATACCGATTTGTCTATATTTATGGGTTTATCGGCCTCTGGTGATTTAATTTATTACAAAGGAGGAACAGTTGATCATGGTGGACAATTTTTA